AAATAAGAACCTTGATGACGTTAACCCAGATCAACTCTTGGCAGATTACTGGTCGGAGTCTAAACCACACCTAGATGCGGATGATGTAGCATTTGAGTTAGATAACAGGTTTGGATACGATGAGGAGATGGATGAGGAAGCAGAGGTGAGGAAGATTAAGATCGCCAAGAAAGAGGAGCTTGTAAAGGCTAAGGATTATTTCCAGAAGCAGAAGGAGCAGTACGGTGCACCGCTTGAGTCAAGTGGAACATTTGCGACAGATGAGGAAAGAAGTAATTTCGAGGCTTACAGGAATAATAAGGCTCAAGAATCAGATGTGATCGAGCATAACAAAAAAAGACAGGAGTTCTTTTTAGAGAAGACAAATGAATTATTCTCTGATGATTTCAAAGGTTTTGATTTCAAGGTAGGAGATAAGGAGATTATCTACAAGCCTGGTACGCCAGAGCAACTAAAAAAATCTCAGTCTGATGTAACTAACTTTATAAACAGTCATGTTAATAAGGATGGTTATGTTAAGGATGCTGGTGAATATCACAAGTCTTTAGCTGTAGCTATGAATCCAGAGGCTTTTGCGAAGTATTTTTACGAGCAAGGTCAGGCAGACGCAATAGGTGACGTAACACGGGAGTCTAAAAATGTAGACATGCCAGTTAGAAGATCACCAGAGAGCGTAACAAAAGGAGGATTTAAGGTTACATCTTTAGATAATAGACATGGTTCGGGGCTACGAATAAGAAGTAAAAAATAGTTAATAATTAAAAATTAAGAAAAAATGGCAGGTTCAATAACGGGTGCAGCTGGACAACCAGCGTTAACGCCCTCAGCAAGCAAAGCAACATTGCCTAGTAACTATATCACAAACTTTGATTTTTTGAATCAGTACTTACCTGATACATACGAGAAAGAGTTCGAAAGATATGGTAATAGGTCGATTGCTTCGTTTTTAAGAATGGTAGGTGCAGAATTACCTACAAACTCTGACCTTATTAAGTGGGAAGAGCAAGGAAGATTACATACAAAGTTTCAGGGAGTAACTACAGTTACAGCAGATACAACAGCTACAGCGGTCTTAGCTATCACGGCTCACAACCTTAGAGTGGGTCAGACTATATTTATGTCTGATAACACAGGTGGTGTTGCTAGTAATAAGGCTATTATTACAATTGCGTCTAACGCTAATGACGTTACTGTAGCTTATTATGAGGCAGGCGGTCAAGCAGTTGGAATGCAAGCGTCAACTGACATTGTTGTGTTTGTATATGGTTCTGAGTTTAATAAAGGAGCTAACGGAATGGCAGGATCTTTAGAGGCAGATCCTAGTATCTTCGACAATAAACCAATTATCATAAAGGACAAGTACGTTGTTGCTGGTTCTGATATGGCTCAGATTGGTTGGGTTGAGGTGACATCAGAGAATGGTGCCGATGGATACCTTTGGTATATTAAGTCAGAGCATGAAACTCGTCTAAGATTTGACGACTACATGGAGATGGCGATGGTAGAGGGCGTTCCAGCTGAAAGTATTGCTGGTGGTGCTGCTGCTGACTCAGGAGTATCTCTTCTATCAGCTTCAGGTCAATTAGGTAACCAAGGTACAGATGGTATGTTCTACACTATAGAGAATCAAGGAAATGTATGGTCTGGTGGTAACCCAACAGCCTTAACTGACTTTGATGCTATCATACAGCGATTAGATAAGCAAGGTTCGATTCAAGAGAATGTTCTTTTTGTTAACAGACAGATGGGATTTGATATTGATGACATGCTTGCAGCTCAAAACTCTTACGGTGCAGGTGGTACCTCTTACGGATTGTTTGACAATGACGAGGAGATGGCACTTAACCTTGGGTTCTCTGGATTCAAGAGAGGTTATGAGTTCTACAAGTCTGACTGGAAGTACCTTAACGATGCTACCTTAAGAGGTGGTTTAACGGCAGGTGCTGTTAATGGAGTTCTTGTACCAGCAGGTACAACTAATGTATACGATCAGGTAATGGGCAAGAATGCTCGTAGACCTTTCCTACACGTTAGATATAGAGCGTCAGAAACAGAGGATAGAAGATACAAGACATGGATCACAGGTTCAGCTGGAGGAGCTTCCTCAAGCGATCTTGATGCTATGGAGGTTAACTTCTTATCTGAGAGAGCACTTTGTACAATGGGTGCAAACAACTTCTTTATCTTTAAGAGTTAAGAGGTATATTATAATTACAAGGGGGGAGGTTAACCCCTCCCTCTTTTTTTAAACTTTAAATTAAATAAAATGAAATTACAACGAAAAGACAGGGTTTATATATTAAAATCCAAATCAACACCACTAAGTTTTATGCTTAGTTCAAGAAACACACGAAGATTTCCATTAATGCATTTTGACGAGGAAAAGGAAACAAACCGATCACTTCGTTATGCAAGAAACCAAAAGTCCCCCTTTGAGGATGAGCAGGATGATAATGCTATATTAGAGCCTGTAGTATTCGAGGATGGGTTCTTAAGGGTTCCAAAAACTAATCCAGTACTACAGTGGTTCTTAAGCCTACACCCAGGATTTGGTAGTATTTTTGAGGAGGTAGATACTGAGAAGGATGCATCTCAGGAGGTATTTAATATGGACGTAGAGCTTGACGCTGAGGTTGCAGCAAGAGATATGCCTATAGATGTAGCTGAGTCATTAGCTAGGGTTGTACTAGGATCTAATGTAGACAGGATGAAGAGTAATGAGATTAAGAGAGACATAAGGATATATGCTAGACGTAATCCTGTAGAGTTTTTAGAGATGCTAGACGATCCTATGGTTAAGCTTCAGAGTTTATCTCAGAAGGCGTTAGACTCAAGTACACTAACATTAAAGAATAAAGGAAGGGATGTATACTTTAATCTAAAGGATAACAAGAAAAAAATGATAACCGTTCCGTTTGATGAAAAGCCTGTATCAGCCATTGCTGCATACCTTCAGACAGATGATGGAATAGAAGTTATGAAGATGTTAGAAAAAAAGTTAAAGTAAACTGTAACCTTTTAAAGAAACTTACGTATAGGTAAGTGTTTGTTTTCATAATGTAAATTATGTTTATTGGTTAGAGGGGGGCTTTCGAGTCCCCTTTTTTTATTACCTTTGTACTTTATTAACCCATAAATTTTTTTAAAATGGCAAAATTTTTGAAAGTACCCGTTGATTCATTACCAGATAGTTTAATGTCATCGGATAACGTAGTACATGTTTATAGTTCATCTGCTACATCAGTGTCTACTAGAATTGACTACATAGACGGAACAACAACTACTATTAATCACGATGCTCAAGTAGGATACAATTTTAGGAATGCATTGTCAGATGCTATCGCAAGCTCTCATCAAAAAGGATGGACAAAGGTGGTTTTTGACGTATCAATTCCATCAGGTATTACTATATCAGCAATTACTCACGCTTAAAATAAATATCATGGAAAAGTCTATAAAAGTAACTACAGCAGAAGGAGCTCAAACTTTGAGCTTATCAAATGTTAAATTAATTGCCTATGATTCAGTAGGCGTTGATACCGAAGTTTTTTATTTAGGAGGAGCTAAAGCTACGTTAGATCATCTAGCAGATGCTGGTGAAACTCTTAGAGAGTCATTGCAAAACGCAATGGTTGCACTTCATGAAAAAGATTGGAGACAGGTTAGAGATGACTATTCTTCAGCTAACACTTTACCAGGTACAAGCATAGCTATTGCTAGTATAGTTGTATCTTAAGGATTGTTTTAATTCTTTAGTTAAGGAGGACTTTTTATAGGTCCTCTTTTTTTTTGCTTATCTTTGCATTATGAGTAATTTTATATCTATACCTGTCACAGGGAAAGATAACTTTATTATTAATTCAAATACTGTTGTCACCTGTGTAAGAACGTCATCTACTACTACTATTGTTGTTATTGAAGGAGGCACTTCCTCTGCATCAGCTACCGATCAAATAGAGGTGATACATGCGGCTGATACGGCAGCTGACTCTGTGGCTACGTCTATAATGAATGGCGTTATAAACTCATTCTCTTATGGTCCAGATAGAGGTGTAGTTAGGGTAGTGACTCCAGCACAGGCTATATCATCTATTAATTTCTCAGGATCGTCTATCGTAGTAACAGACGTAACAGCAACACTCCCCATAACATCAACAGGAGGGACAACTCCTGACATCGGCATCAACGCAGCCACACCGTCAACCTCTGGCTCTATGAGTGCATCAGATAAAACTAAATTAGATGGCATAGCTACTGGTGCTGAGGTTAATGTTAATTCAGATTGGAACGCTACTAGTGGAGATGCTGAGATTTTAAATAAACCAACATCATGGGGGAATTACGCCCAAACAGTTGTTAGTGCAACAATTAACACAGCTCCAGAACAAAGTATTATAGGTACGGGAGTTGGTTCTTTATCAATTCCAGCCAACGCTTTCTCGGTAGGGGACTCGTTCCATGGTAAAATGGGAGGATTAATTAACGCTACAGGTGGTGGTGGTAGGTCTGAGATAACTATAAGAATAAAAACAGGAGCCACAGTGTTAGCATCAACAGGTGTATTTGATTTAGATAATGCCACTAATCAGGGGTGGGAGATAGAGTTAGATTTTACAATAGCCACTATAGGGGCGGCTGGTAGTATCTGTACTAATGGAAATTTTGCCTATACTAAAAATGGTAGTCGCCAAGTTTTCGGTTACATCTTCCAAGATGTGCAACCAATAGATACAACTATTTCTAACACTTTAGACATTACCGTGGAGTGGAATGTATTGAATGGTGGTGATGATATTTATTCGGCCAACTTTGTCTTGTACAAGGTTTATTGATGAATAATTACTAAAAATTACAAGTCCCTTTTTTTTCTTTATCTTTGTATCAAAGAATTTTTAGATGATCAATACGGTTAGAAATACAGTTATGGCTGTCCTTAATAAGGATAACAATGGTTACATAACACCAGAGGAGTTTAACCTATTTGCAAAACAGGCACAGCTTGAGTTATTTGAGGAATATTTTTATAACTATAAGAATGCATTGAACCTTCAAAACAAGAGACTGTCTAATAGTGGATATGCTGATATTCCTAAGCAGCTGGCAGAGGTGATAGATTTATTTACAAGAAAGGAAATAAGCTTAACATATGATGGAGGAACAAAAACATTCACTCTTCCAGATGACTGGTACACAATAAACAATGTATTCTATAATGGATCTACTGAGGTTGAGAGGGTTAATCAGAATAAGATAACTCAACTAGTAGCGTCTCACCTTACAGCCCCTACTACTACGTATCCAGCGTATTACTTAACAGGAGCTAGCCTGTCCACAGCGTCACCTACAAGCCCTGGAAATTCTATGGTGGTTTATCCTACGACTATTATTGGAGCCACAGACATAGATGTGTTATATGTAAGATATCCATCGGACCCTAAGTGGACCTATACCACCGTATCTGGATCGCCAGTATTTAATCAGTCAGCCACAGACTACCAAGATTTTGAGTTGCCTATTTCTGATCAGGTAGAGTTGACACTAAAGATACTACAGTACGCAGGTATTAATATACGAGAGATGGCTGTAGTCCAGGCGGCAGCGAATGAGGAAGCTATGAACAATCAACAAGAAACCTAATGGCGTATATAACAAACTATAAATATTATACTAACGAGGGCGTTGTCCCTGAGAATGCAAACTGGGGAGAGTACCAGTTTATTACACTAAAAGATATTGTAAACAATTTTATGTTGATGTATGTTGGAGATAATGAACTTATTAATAATATTAATAGATATACCGTACTCTTTCATGCTAAGAGAGGTATCCAGGAGATTAACTATGATGCACTCAGGAATATCAAGGTATTA